GCAGATTATTATGGATATCGAAAAACAAGATATCCAGATCAATATTATTATATTTCTCGTGAAGAATATTTAAGACTAACAAAGAAATAACCCAAAGCCACTCATAAAAAGGTGGCTTTTTTTATCCTGCTTAAATACAAGTATGGATGAAAATGAACTTATAGAACTGCCTGATCTGCCCTCAGAAACTCCTGAACAAGATCTAACCAAATACCCTAAGTGGGAATACAAAAGTCGCAAGGATCCACGCTGGGGAGAAGTCACTAAACAGGGTCTCATAGTGGGTCGTGGTGCTACACAACGAGTGATACCACCTGATGAAGTTTGGAAATTGGCAGAAATTGGCTGCACAGATCGTGAGATAGCAGAGTGGTTTATGATCAAGGAAGATACTCTGAGATACAACTTTGCGGATTATCTTACAAAAGGTCGTGCTGGAATGAAACGCCGTTTGCGAGCCATACAGTTAAAGACTGCACTAGATGGTAATGCTACTCTGCTAATTTGGCTGGGCAAGCAATATCTAGCACAAAGCGATAATCCCTACAATGGCACTGACAATGATCCACTACCGTGGACAGATGATCTCTAATGCCACTGAGTAAACCACAACAGGAAGTGGCCAATGACCCACACCGTTTCAAGGTGGTAGTCGCTGGTCGCAGGGTAGGTAAAACCACCCTGGCTATTCGTGAAATATGCCGGCACGCTCGTGTTCCTGATGTCAATGTATGGTTGATAGGATCAAGTTATCGTGCTATCAAAATGTTGGCTTGGAAACAGTTAAAGCGTAAACTGTTGGATTTACGCTGGGTTGAAAAGATCAATGAAAGTGAACTGTCAATTACACTGAAGAATCAATCAGTAATCAGCCTAAAAGGCAGTGATAATCCTGATGCTCTGCGTGGTGCTAAACTCTACTATTGTGCCATTGATGAAATTGCAGACTGCGATCCTGATCTATTTCCTGAGATCATACGCCCAGCACTGGCAGACAGTCAAGGTGGTTGTTTATTCATAGGCACACCCAAGGGCAAAAACAATCACGCATTTGAATTATTCTGTATGCAGGACGAACATCCTGACACTTGGAAATCATTTCAATATACCACAGCAGAAGGTGGTTTTGTCAGTGTTGCTGAACTAGAAGCCGCACAAGCAGAACTTGATTGGAGAACCTACCAGCAGGAGTTTGAAGCCACCTTTACCACAGTGGAAAGTCAAATTGCCTGGGCATTCAAGCGTGAGCATAATTTAAAAACACCTGAAATATTCAACACTGATCTAATTCACGTGGGATGCGACTTCAACGTCTCACCTGTTACTGCTTCAATAATGGTTCGCCAGGGAGATACACTTTATGCAATCGACGAAATCCAAATGTATTCCAGCAATACTAATGAGCTCTGCGATGAAATCAAAACACGCTACCCTACGAGCAGAGTGTGGGCGTATCCGGACCCTTCAGGCTCAGCACGAAAAACCTCAAGTGGCGGTCTTACTGACCACATCATATTGCGTAACGCAGGCTTCATTGTCAAGGCACCCAGAAGCCACGATCCAATTAGAGATAGATTTAACGCTTTAAATTCTAGATTATGTTCAGCAAGTGGCATTAGATCCTTGTTTATCAGCCCTAAATGTAAATACACTATTGAAAGTCTAGAGAAATACAGTTATAAAGAAGGAACACAAACACCTGACAAAGGTGGTGATCCAGACTACAGTCATATGTTTGATGCCTTATCCTATGCTGTGGCCTATATGTTCCCAATAACTAGAGAAAGAGAACAGCAACCGCCAGGAAGATGGCTACATCAAATTGGCTAATACAGGACAACCCAAATGATTCAGACACTACAAGAACAATACCTACAAGCGGTATCCACAAATCAACTTTACATTCGTAACCGTGATCACTATCAATACCTACTAGAAAGTTATATGGGAGGCATTGACTATCGTAATGCTGGACATCTCACAAAATACATCAATGAAACTTCAGGTGAATACACAGCCAGACTGAATTCAACACACCTAGAAAATCACTGTCAATCAGTGGTTTCAACCTATATGAGTTTCTTATTCCGTGAAGAACCTGACAGAGAGTTTGAAGGCCTAGATCTAGATCCTGCAGTAGAAGAATTTCTCAATGATGCTGACTTGGATGGCAGAAGTTTAAATGCTTTTATGAAAGAAGTGGCTGTATGGAGTTCAGTGTTTGGCCATTGTTGGTTGTTGGTGGTCAAGCCCAATGTGGGTGCATTGACCAAGGGTGATGAACTGGCACAGGGCGTTCGCCCTTATGTGAATCTAATTACTCCACTTACAGTAACTGATTGGCGTTGGAGACGTAATGCCAATGGCCGCTATGATCTAGAATATCTCAAGTATATTGAAGAAGGCAATGACACAGTGAGCACAATCCGTGAATGGTTCCCCACAGAGATCCACACTTGGATAGTGGATCACAAAAATAGAACTGTAATGGAACACCTTGTAGAGCCTAATGAAATTGGTGAAATTCCAGCTATTGTTGCCTATAGCCGTAAGAGTCCTGTGCGTGGTATGGGTGTCAGTGACATTACAGATATTGCTGATGCACAAAAGACCATCTACAACCTAACCTCAGAAGTAGAACAATCAATACGCATCAATGGGCATCCGGCACTTTGCAAAACCGTCGGCACTGAAGCATCAGCAGGTGCTGGTGCTATTGTTCTTATGGAAGACAATCTAGATCCTGGATTGAAACCATTTGTTCTCAGTGTTTCTACTGACATAAACTCAATCTTTACTGCCATTGAACACGCTGTAAATGCCATAGACAAAATGGCCAACACTGGATCAATCCGTGCCACTGAAAGTCGCCGTATGAGTGGTGTTGCACAACAACAAGAATTTGAATTGCTCAATGCCAAACTCAGTGAGAAAGCCGCAAACCTAGAATTGGTAGAAGAATCTATATGGCAGTGGTTTGCCTACTATCAAGGCACCACTTGGAATGGCAAAGTTGAATATCCTCGTTCATTCAACATCAAAGATGAAGCCAATGATATGGACATTCTCTACAAAGCCCGTCAAGCAGCCACTGATCCTGCAGTTCTCCGTGTGATAGATGGTGAGATATTGGAAACCTTGGGCAAAGAGCGTGAATATCTACCATTCATTGACCCTAACCCACAGCCAGGTAGACTCTATCCAGATGGTGAATCTATCCCGGACACATTACCCGCTGCCTACAAAGCGGCAGTTGATCCTACAGTTCCCGAAGGACAGAATTGTGCCAACTGTGAATACTACAAGGCAGGTGAACTCTACTGCTACAAGTTTGACGCCCCAGTGAGAAGTGATTGGTGGTGTGCAGTATGGGAAATCAAAGAAATCAAATAAGGAGTCATAATGCCATATCCAAAGAAAAAGAAACAGCCTAAACCCCCAAAGAAGAGAGGATACTAAAATGCCATTAAAGAAAGGTTACGGTCAAAAGACCATTAGCAAGAATATCAGTGCAGAGATGAAGAAGCATCCTGATATGAGCAACAAGCAGGCTGTGGCCATTGCTTTATCCAGTGCTCGTAAATCAGCTCCCAAGGCCCTGAAAGCCAAGTTTACCAAGAAGTAGTCAATTTCTGTGTGATTACACAAGCCACACATAAATAACTCTACAAATAACTCATAAGAGAGGTGATGCTACAATGACAGACAATTCATTGGTTACAGATAACGCAACTGATGCGGCAACTGAACAAACTGAAAATCAGGCACAAGCGACTAAGACTTACAGTCAAGAAGAAGTAGATGGAATGATGGCCCGTATGAAAGGTTCATTACAAAAGAAACTTCTAAAACCATACGAAGATTTAGGTGATCCTGAAGAACTTCGCTCTATTAAAACAGAGTGGGAGAAAAAACAACAGGAACAACAAATCAAGCGTGGGGAGTTTGAAAAGACTCTGCAAGAGTTAGCCGCTAAGAAAGACGCTGAGATTCAGAAAAGAGATAGTGTAATTAAAGAATATAAAGTGAATACGCCATTGCTGGCAGCGGCCGCACAATACCGTGCCGTCAATGCTGAACAGGTAAAGGCATTATTATCAAACAATGTTCGTTTAAATGCAGAAGGTGAAGTAGAAGTGGTAGGCAGTGATGGTAGTGTTCGTTATACAGATACGGGTGCTCCATTGGGTGTGAATGATTTAGTGCAGGAATTTCTAACAAGTAATCCGCATTTCGTCCAGTCAAGCCCAGCAACTACCAACACTAAATCATCAGTCACAAATTCTGGACCTGGCAAATTAGACATAACCACATTGGATATGACAAAAGCAGAACACCGTGCTCTCTATAAAGAATATAAGAAAGCCAATGGACTGCAATAACATTTAATTAAAGGAGCCTATTATGGCAGCATCAACAACAACAACCCTCAACGACCTATTGCCTACAATCGTTGCAGAGGCATTATTCGTGGCAAATGAGCGTTCCATTATGCGTGGACTCGTTCGCAATTACTCTTTAGGCCAAGGCCAGGGTAAGCAAATCACTGTTCCAGTTTATCCAAAAAGCACAGCCGCTGGATTGACAGAAGGCACAGCATTGACCAACACAGCAGTTTCTACAGATGGTGCAACATTGACCATTGGTGAAGTTGGTCTAATGACTTCAGTTACTGACTTGTCTATGGTTGCTTCAGCAAGCAATGTGGTAGCAGATATTGGTCGCCTATTTGGTGAAGCAATTGCTCGTAAGATTGACTTGGATCTAACAGCTCTGTTCACTTCATTCTCAGCAGGTGTTGGCGACAATTCTGGCGCTATCACAGCCGCTAAGGTTTTTGAAGCAGTGGCTAAACTCCGTGCTCAAGGCTATGACACAACTAATGATTGTGCCATCGTTCTACACCCAATGATCGCCTATGATCTAAAATCTACTATCACTTCTACTTTTGCCGCTCCTGCGTCAATGATTGGTAATAGTGCTTTGGAAAATGGCTACATTGGTATGTTGGCTGGTTGCCCAGTTTATGAAACATCTAACATTGCTAACACTGGCACAACTGGTGATTACAATGGTGCTGTATTCCACAAGGATGCACTAGGTCTTGCAATTCAAGCAGACATCAACATTGAAACACAACGTCAAGCCGCATTGCGTGGTTGGGACATTGTTGGTTCAGCTCGTTATGGTGTTGGCGTATTGAACAACCCAGCTGGTCAATACCTAGCATTTGACTCAAGCATTCTTTAATCTAATTTAGGTTAGATTGGTGAAAAGGGCTCAAAAGGCCCTTTTCTTTTGACTATCATTTTGGTTAGATTTCACATTGACAAATGACGCAAATGGTGCTATTATTATACTATGTTCAACAGCATTGTGAAAGGTGCAAAATGTTTAATCGTTTATTAGGTCGTTTGGCAGTCAAGTATCCAAAATTATTTGGTCGTTTTGTTCGTTTCAATCCTAAAGATATCTAAAAATGACTACAGATCCCAAACCCACTCTCAGCCGTGCAGGTATTGTGGCCAATATAGATCACTTAGAACATCGTGTTCAACGGGCACACGACAATTGGCAAAGTGAACTGCTTGAACTGCAATATTGGCTTGACCAATTGGATAAACTAGAATACAGTGAGGTTAAAAATGGATTTTAATGAACTCACCAAACACATTAAACAGTTAAATGAGCGAGAAAAAGTCAAACACCACCAACGAGCGAAGGAGGCAATCGCGAGAATTAAAGAACTCCGCCAAATCGCTAGGACACAGCAGGAAACTTCTGCCTGTGCGGACACCTCTAGGTGAGTTTGCCAATTCCTATGCTGCCGCTCAACATCATAAAATGTCATTGTGGTCATTTTGGCATTTGGTTATGGACCCCAGAGATAATGGCTATGAAATTAAATAAAATTGCACCCGGTGACTCGAGTGTGACAACTGCCAGAGATACCCATCTCTTTTTCTTCACCTTGAAGGGTGGTGTGCAGTGAAACCCTTCATTCTCTTTGTAGTCTTAGTCACATCTGGTTGTGCCTATAATGGTGGTAAAGACACTTGGTATCCAGGACAGCCCATTCCCTATAAGATGGGACCAGCGTGGGCACCACAGCCTATGCCAGGACAAAGTCGTGTGGTGGTCAATGGCTCAGTCTATACTGTCTATCAAGCAAAATAAAGCGAAATAGCATACCTCAAAAGGCCCCTAATCAGGGCCTTTTCTTTTGGCCTCGCTAAATATACAGTGAGGAGAAGGACTCCTCTATCTTATAATCGAGAAGGACTCGCTACTATGGCTTATGCAACTTTTGACGACCTCAAACAGGTTGAACCAACTATTGATCAATATGGTGTTTTAGATTGGGATGCAGAATTAGCCCGTAGCGAAAGTGAAATCAATCGTGTGCTCAAGGTGCGTTGGTATCAAGCATATCAAAAGACGCATACCAGTTTAATCAATGTGGCCTTTGACCCCACACTACTAACTGCAACACAATTCAAACAGGCCACAGTCTATCACGCATTGGCCTATCATATTGCTCCTAAACTAACACAGTTCTCCGGGGGCGAACCCGACAAATTCCAAATGATGATGACCTACTATCAGGGTCGTTTTGAACACGAAATGGATCTCATTCTGCGTGAAGGTGTGCAGTATGACATTGACAACAATGATACAGTTTCATTGGCAGAAGGTGCCCCTGTAACCAGCCTAAGGCTCAAACGATAATGGCACAGAACATACGCCAACAGGTAGCAGAGAACATTGTTCGTGTTCTCAAAGAAATGACTGATCCACGCCCAGTGTTTGTCAGTCGTGAGCCAGTAGTGATCCAAGAAATGGCCATCACACAGTTCCCAGCAATCTTTGTGCAACCAACAGTAGAAGATAGAGAAACTATCACAATGGGTATCCCGGGAGCGGGTCGTCGTATGGGCCGGATTGAGTATTCAATTCGTGCCTATGTGCGTGGCACAGAACTAGATCGTCAGCGTAATGATCTCATAGAAGCCATAGAAGAGGCACTAGACAGCGATCGTTATAGAGAACTTGTCTCAAGTGGTGTCATAGACAGTCAAATAACAAGAGTGGAGATCATAGATCGCCAACCACCACTGGCTGAGTTCCTAATTACCTATGTAGTCACTTACAATTATCTAAGAGGAGCAGTATGAAGATACATTTAACTAAAAAAGGTATGACTAGATACTGTCAACCTGAAGAATTAGAACTAATGCAGTCAGCAGGATGGCGTGAAGCAGCCGCTGACAAAGAACAGGCAGGAGAAGAGGTTATTCGTCTCAAGCCCCCGGTGAAGTCTAAGGCGACCGTAACAGCCGTAGAAGAAGCCAATATCACTAATAAAGGAGACGAATAATGGCCATTTTAACAGGAAACAACGGAGTCGTAAAATTAGACTCATCAGTAGGTGGTTCAGTAGCAACTATCGCATCAGTAAGAACTTTTTCAGTTGAACTCACAAGAGACACCATTGAAACAACCACAATGGGTGTTGATGTAAGAACATACCTAAATGGTTTGAGTTCTTGGAGTGGAAGTGCTGACATCTATTTTGATCCAGCGGCTTCAACAGGAACTATTGCCACTCACGCAGTTCTAAATCCAACAAGTGGCACAGTGGGTCAATCAACTTTAACTGTAGAATTATATCTTGCTGATACAGCAGGCAAGTTCTCAGGTGAAGTTATCATCACTGGATTTACAGTCAACAGTTCAATGGACGGTATGGTAGAAGCATCTATCAGTTTCCAAGGTTCTGGTGCTTGCACATTCACAGCCTAATTAGGAGACCACGATGGCTAATTTAACAGGAAACAACGGAGCACTTACCGTAAATGGTAATGCAGTTGCTTCAGTTCGTAATTTCTCAGTTGAAATGACTGAAGACACAATTGAAACAACAGTAATGGGCACAGATGTTAGAACTTATATTGGTGGACTAAGCCAATTCTCAGGTTCTGCAGATGTCTACTTTGATGCCGCTGATTTTGACACATACGAAACAACATTCAATCCAACATCAGGATTAGTTGGTGCCAGTGGTGTTGCAGTCAAGTTCTACATTCAAGAAAACTATTCATCTACAAGTGACTACGCATTCACAGGCAATGTGATTGTGACAGGCTATACAGTGAATTCATCATTTGATGGTATGGTTGAAGCCTCAATTTCCTTCCAAGGAACTGGCGCAACAACCTATTCAACTACTGCGGTATAATGAAAGTGACCTTTACTGGTTCTAGCAACATAGCAAGCGACTTGAAGCGTGAGTTGACTCAATTCTTAAATGATTTGGGCAACACCACGCTACAAGAAGCCCGTGCCAAGACGCCAGTGAAGTCAGGTAATGCCAGATCAAAATGGACCAAGACACAGACCAAGGATAATTTTGAAGTAGTAAACAGGGTTCCTTACATTGAAAGACTAGAGGCTGGAGCGAGCCGTCAGGCGCCAAAGGGCATCATAGGACCAACTCTAACAGCAATTAAAGGAAAAACAAAATGAGTAAAGTATTAGACACAGCAACGGCACACTTCCGTAATCAAATATCAGGTGCAATGCAGATGGTAGATGTTCCTGAATGGGAAACAAAAATCTATTACAAGTCAGCAGTGAGTCTCAAAGAAGAAGGCAAGATTCTAGAACTAAGCCAAGCAGGTAAAACTGTGGAAGCCCTAGTAGAAAGTCTTATTGTTCGTGCTCGCAATGAGGATGGCACCAAGATGTTCAACTTTGCAGACAAAGCCGCATTGTTAAATGAAGTAGATCCCAAGGTTCTAATCAAGGTAGTAGGTGAAATGAACAAACTTGCCGGAGATGACCTTGCTGGAGATAGTGTAGCAAAAAACTAAAGGCGGACCCAGACCTGATGTTTGCCTATAGACTGGCAAAGGATTTGGGCCGCACAGTGGAAGAGATCCTCAGCATAACCACTTATGAATTTGCCGGTTGGGCACAGTTCTACAAGATGGAAGCAGAGGAAATGAAGAAGCAGGCGAATAAAAGGAGCAGATAGTGGCTGTTATTAAAATTGATGGTGACGCCAGTGGTGCGTTACGAAGCATATCGCAGATTGAAAGTGCTCTTGGTGGCATTCAGAGATCTGCTTCCACAGTCACTAGAAGCCTAGGCGGATTACAATCAGCATTGGGTGCTATCGCTGGCATAGCCGTTGGCGGTAGTATCACCAAACAACTCTACGATATCACAGTGGCAGCACAAGAGATGACCAACAAGTTGATCTTTGCCACTGGATCAGTTGATGCTGCCAACAAGACATTTGGTTTATTGGCCAATACTGCACAGGCCACAGGCAGTAGTCTAGCAGGAACCATTGACCTATTTTCAAAACTAGCACAATCAAGCACCTTTGCTGGTAGCAGTAATGAAGCATTGGCCAAGATAACAGAGAACTTCAACAAGACTCTACAGATATCTGGTGCATCAGGTGCTGGTGCTGCCGCGGCTCTCTATCAGTTTGCTCAGGCAATGCAGAAAGGCACATTGAATGGTGATGAGTTCCGCACCATTATGGAAACCAACGGTTATTTGATGAAGGTCTTGGAAAAGCAGACTGGACTCACAAGAACTGAATTGATTTCAATGGCCAGCGATGGACGCCTAAGTGCTGAAATGTTGGGCAAGGCTCTTATCGATGCCGATATGATCACGCAGGATTATGGCAAAACCATAAGAACAATACCACAGGCATTTGAAAATCTCAATACTGCACTAACAGTGGCAGTGAAAAACTTTGACAGCGTGTTTGGCATCAGCGATGCCTTTGTTCGAGTTCTTGACTTGATGAGTAAAAACATTGGGGTGGTCATAGGAGCCATTGGTGGTATTGCAGTTGCCACAGCCGCATTGTTGATACCATTGATACCTGCTGCCACAGCAATGGCAGTATTGACAGGTGGTGCCGCAGTATTAGGTGCAGCCGCACTGGGTGCTGCCATTGGATATGCCGCACAACAAGCAGGTGTGTTTGGCAAGGACACAGAAAAAGCAGTCAAGAGTCAAACACAATTGACTGAAGAAGCCAAGAAAGGTTTGGTAGTCAACCATCAACGCAATATGCAGGCTCTGGACTTAGACAAGGGTCTAAGACAGACTATAGATCAACTCAAAGCACAGAATGTCATTGAAGCACAACAAAATGGCATTAGAAACATTGGGCTTGAAGTTGAAAAAGCCGTGGCCAAAGAGCGTGAGAAATACAAAAAGACTGGTGAAGCAATTCCTCCAGCATTGGAACGAGAACTTGCTCTAGAAACACGCAAGAAATTGCTGATTGAAGAAAGTCTAAAAACCAAACAAAAGATTCTAGAACTTGAAAGTGCTATCTATGTAGAAGGCATCAAGGATGCGGGACAGCGTCAAATTGCTGGACAACTTGAATCCTATCGTTTATCAGTAAGCAAAGAAACCTATGAAGCCAATAAGAATACTTTATCGGCACTGATTCAAAAGAACATACAGACCAAAGCACTAAATGATTACACCAATGAACTAAAATCCAGTCAAATTGAAATCACTGCATTGACTATCAAAGATTTAGATGTTCGTGAACAGACCATTGCTGTTGAAAAAGAAAGACTGAAATATGGCAGTTTATTCACCACTGAAATGGAAAAGGCAGTTCGTGCCAATGTGCAGAACAATCAAGCACTGAGAGAAGCAGTGGCACTAGAACAGCAAAGAGCATTGGCAAGTGGTTCAGCATTGCCACAGGGCAGAGCAGAACAAATTACCACTGCCACTGGTGCAATGTCAAGACTAGATCCAAGTCTTTCTGCACAACAACAGTATATGACTGAAAAAGCCGCATTGGAAAATTCAGAAGTTCTGGCTGCGGATCAAAAGAATCAATTGCTACAAAAGTTGGAATATGAACACCAACAGAAGATGAACGAAATTCGTTTAAATGCCTTTGAAGCCAACTTGAAGATGGCTGGTGTCACAGATGCTACCATTCTAAATGTGGCCAAGACCACAATGCAACAGAGTCAAATGGTTGTGCAGGGTGGTATTGTTGGTATCCAAGGTGGATTATCAATGCTAGGTGGCTTCTTAGAACAAGCAGGCAAGAACAACAAGAAAGCCTTTGAAGCACAAAAGGCAGTGGCCATTGCACAGACCATCATAAGCACATACCAAGCGGCCACTCAGGCATTTGCCGCAATGAGTTTGATTCCATTCATTGGTCCAGCACTGGGCTTTGCCGCAGCCGCTACCATTGTGGCCGCTGGTATGGCCAATGTGGCAGCAATCAAGAATCAACAGTATAGTGGAAGACAGTTGGGTGGTCCAGTTATGGGCGGCAAATCATATATGGTTGGTGAGAATGGTCCAGAACTATTCACTCCAAACACCACAGGCTCAATCACACGCAACCAGGACCTAGGTTCTAGTTCACCAACTAACATAAATTTTACTATCATTGCAAATGACACACAGGGATTTGATCAATTGTTATCAAGTCGCAAAGGTGTGATACAACAAATTATCTCTGACGCTATGTTAGAGCGTGGACAAAGGAGCATTGTATAATGGCTGACATTACAGGTAGTCAATACCCAACATACCCAAGTTTCACCAGTGTGAACTTTAAGACAGTAACTCCTGCACAGACTTCTACCAGTCTAAGTGGCAAGATGCGTCGAGTAGGCTTGGGCATAAGTTATTATACCTGGGAAGTAAAATATCCTTCAATGGAAGCCATTGATGCTGGCACAGTCACAGGATTTCTAGGACAGGCCCTGGGTCAGACATTTAGTTTTGAAATTGTATTGCCTAAACTAAGTTATTCCAAAAGCACTAATCCACCTTCAACCACTGTGAGAACATCAGCCAATGCAGTTCTAGGTGCCAAGCAGGTTTCACTAACCAACTGTGGCAATGGCAAAACTGTTTTGGCAGCAGGTGATTATTTCAAGTTTAACAATCACTCAAAGGTCTACTTGTGTGTGGCACCTTGCATTGCAAACGGTTCAGGTAATGCCACACTATACTTTACCTGCCCACTAACATCAGCAGTTCCCTCATCAACTAACCTCACAATCACTGCCGTGCCATTTACCGCTGTTCTAGCAGAAGATGTGCAAGAGTTTGACACAGGCATCGGTGGTATTACTTCAATGTCAGTATCAATGAGGGAAGTTTGGTAAATGAAATCATTCTCATCATCAGCCAATCGTGATGAATACTATCGCGATCATACCATTGCAATTGATTGTGTTGAACTGCACCTAAAAACCAATGCTGGTGCCAATCTACCCATATACTTGTGTAGTGGCGGTGCTGATTTATCATTTGACAGCCCCACTGCACCTACTGCAGGTAGCAATGTCTATACCGCACAGGGCAATTTCATTGGCTTTTCATCGTTGGCAGAAGACTTTGATGTCAAGGTTGGCAAGTTTTCCATATTCCTAAGTGGCGTTGATAGAACATCAGTTCAATATCTAATGGAAAATGAAATTGAAGGCAAGCGTGTGGTCATCTATAAGGCCTTTCTAAACTTTGGCACGGGTGGCACCAGCAACCTACAATTGGCAGACACACCCATACTGATGTTTGATGGTGTTATCTATAATTTTGCCGTGGTAGAAAGTGAAAAGTCCTGTCAAATTACCATTGACTGTTCCAGTCTATTTGCAGACTTTGAAAGAACAGCAGGTCGCAGAACCAGCAATTGGAGCAATTGGTTTTATCAAGGAGTCAAAGGAGATATGTGTTTTGACAAAGCAGGTTGGGTTGGACAAACAGAATTTAAATGGGGAAGACTATAATGATTGTTAGACAGATGCAACCCCAAGAATTTGACAGCACCATCATATGCTTTCAATACTATCGTGATGAAGCCATTGAATCATTACCACGCATTGCAGAAGAGTATGATGAGAATTCAGTAATCAAAACCATCAAACACTTTGCCAGCAAGTGGGATCACTGTTGGTTCAATGCCTATGAGGGACAGCGTGTGGTTGGATTCATTGCAGGCTATGCTTCAGAATGCCCTTGGAACAAGGAAATCATAGACGCCAATATTGCCTTCATTTTTATGCTGGATTCACACAAAAATATGGACAATTTCCGTCAATTATTGGGGAAATTTGAGGAGTGGGCAAGAACTATCAAAGCCCGTAACATCACAGCCGGTGACATTGGCATCAATCCAGAACGCACACAAAAACTTTATGAACACTTTGACTTCAAACCAGGTGTATGGATGAACAAGGAGTTGACAAATGAGTAAGGTCTTTAAGGCAGTTGGCAATGCAGTATCAAGTGTTGTCAAGGCCGTAGTCAATGTAGTTTCATCAGTGGTCAAGGCCGTGGTCAATGTTGTGGCCTCTGTGGTCAACTTTGTTGCACAACCATTTATGGGCCTGTTGGGAGGTATGCCTGACATACCCTCTGCTCAGGCTGAAGCCGCAAGACAACAAGGTGTTCTCATACAGCGTCAAGGCAGCGATCAACAGGTGCCTGTGGTCTATGGCTATCGCAAGGTAGGCGGCATTGTGACCTTTGCTGAAACAGGATCAACTAATAACAGATATCTCTATGTGGTCTATGTGTTTGCAGAAGGCACAGTAGAAGGACTTCGTGAAGTGTTTATTGATGACTGGCAATTGCCAGTGGATCTAACTGCCAACCTCAATGCTGGACAATTAGTCACTGTAAACACAGACAGATATAAAGATCGTGTGAAAATGATTTGGAATCCAGGTGTTTACTACACTAATCCTGCATCAAGTCAAGTAGGCACATATCTTAAAAACAATCTATTTGGTGAAGCACCTAGTTTTACCAATCAAATGAATTTTAATGGATTGGCCGCATTGGCAGTTCGCTATGAATGGCGTGAAATCAAAACTCAAGCAGATGCTGACAATAATCCTTTCACTGGCAGTATCCCACAGGTGCAGGTGTCAATGTTGGGCAAGCGTGTGGCACCAATCAACAGTCAGACCACTGGCTTTAGTTATGATAGTGCTCCGGTGCGTTATTCTACAAACCCAGCAGAATGTCTTCTAGATTACCTACGCAATCCCAGATATGGTAAAGGCATCTTCAATGAAGATATAGATTTAGATAGTTGGATCAAGACCACCAACAAGTGTAATACCATTGTGAACTATGTCACTGGACAAAGTTATGCTGGTCCTATCTTGACCTGTAATTTTGTTCTTGACACCAGTCAGACCATATTGGCCAACACCAAGACTCTGCTTATGGGTTTCCGTGCCTATATGCCCTATGTTCAAGGCAAATACAAACTACGCATTGAAGATGCTGGCAATGAACTAGACATTCTAAGTGGTGTTGCACAAGTGGTTATGACTGCTACCACAAAACCCTATCCTAAAAATCAATTCACTGGCAATGTGGCAGACATTGTGGGCGACATTACCTATACTGGCATTGACAAGAGCAACAAATATACTTCTGTGGTTGTCAATTATGTAGACCCAGATCAAAAGTGGAGTCCACAACAGGTGGTATGGCCTGAAACAGAAGAAGAGCGTCAGGTCTATATTCTCAAAGATGGTGGTAGAGAAAACAAACAAGAAGCCACATTCCCCACAATCACAAACTATGCCATTGCCAAAGATATGGCCAAATTGTTGTTTCTAAAATCGCGCAGACAAGAAACTCTAAGCATCACAGTTACCAGTGAAGGTATGGAATTAGAGCCAGGTGATAACATTCGTGTAGAAGGTAATATTCTAAACTTTAACACAGGAAGCCTAATAGTTCCTTGGCGTGTAGTATCAGTAAAACTCAACGACAATATGACTGTGAGTCTTGGCTTGGTTCGAAATCCAGACGACATTTACCCACACGCTCGCTACAATGAAGAAGATACTGTAGATCCTGTTTATGTGCCCAAAGGTTCAGATATCTATTATCCATCAAGTGTAAACAGAACAGCACCTATTGGACTTGTGCCTCCTAATCAAGCACCGTTTCCACCAGTGGTGCCACCAAACTTACCACCAAGTGTTCCACCTCCTCCTTATGTGCCTCCACAGATTTATGTGCCACCTGGCGGAACTCCAATAACACCTACGCCACCAGCAGATCCAACTCCGGTGCCAGTAGAGCCACCTAAACCATTTACTGCCTTCTTGACCTTGAAGTCTAGTAAGGCCACATTGATAACTGGCAACACCTATTCATATAATTTGGTGTTCACACAGCCCAATGATGGACTTTACAGTTATTCATTGTTCTACTGGCGTTTGAATAAATTCTCTGCCTGGCAAGAAATTCGCTTGGCAACCATACCAGGTGTTGGTGGAGACATTCCAGTCAGCTTTACCTGCACATTTGGTGATTTTGATTTTTATGTAAGAAGTTATGCCAGTGATGGCAGAGCCAGTAATCGTGTGATTCAAGGTAGAGTAAGCCTTAGACAAAATTCCAATGAACTAAATCCTGGTCTTACAAACATTGCCACAGTGATACAGGTGCAGACAGTTACAGATGGTTGGACTGTGCCTGCCAGTGAAATAGATCCTAATCCACGCTACAATGACATCATTTCTGACTTTGCCATTATTCCACAGACCAGTGGTGGATTGCCCCTGGTTCGTAGAAAAGTCTATGTGCGTTTTACACAATTGACTGATGCAATCAATCAAACACCAAACAATCTAATCAAAGGCATTCGTGTCTACTACAAAAATTCTGCAGATACCTACTATGCCTTTGAAGACAAGTTCTTTGATGACATCACAGGATACAGTCCCTACAATCAAACTGAATACAATTTGAATGGAGACTTTGGTGCTCGTTATGGTGGTAATTCAAGATATGATTTTGTGGTCAAATTGCTTTACAAAGATGGTGGTAATGCTACCAAATATATAAGACCTGGTCAGGCCAATGTTGAAGTCAATAATGTTTTACAATACACAGGTTTCATTATCTATGGAACAAATCCCTATGCCAATGCCAATGTTACCAATGTGGATATCCCTGCAGGTTGGAGCATACAGACAGTGGATCAAGCACCACAAGGTCCAAAGGCAGGCAGTGAGATTGTGCCCAGTATCAAAAGCATTCGCCCTCTAGGTTATACAGAAAACAAAATCAGTTGGACATTTGAAAAACCTCAAAGCACTAAATTTATGGGCTTTTTGATTCGATTCCGTGAAGTAGTTCCTGGAACTGATCCAGGCTATACCACTGTGGAAGTGGGTGCTACACTTCGTGAAGCATCCTTAGACATCTACAAGGAGTTGATTGATGGCGGATTTAGATTAAACACTTTTTATGATTGGGTAATTACTGCACAGTATTGGGATCCAATAACTGCCAGCACACTGGAAAGTGATAACAGTCTAGTATGTCGTGCCAATGTTCCAGTGAATGTGGGTCTAGTCTATACTGAACTTATGAATAATATTTTTAACTTTAGACAGGAAAATACCAAGACAGCATTAAATGCCCTAGATGCTCCATTTGCCGCTGTTCCAACACCTCAACCAAAGACTTGGATCAAGCGTCAGGTTAAACAATCAGATCCCTATGGATCAATTCAATATGGTGGAACACTAATAAGTGCTGGTAGTGGAATTATTGATGCGTATGCACTAAAAACTTCAAATGTGGTTACTGCTATTAAATTAGGTGCTTATTACAAATTGACATTTACCACTCCCAATGATACCTTTGACAATATCACAGTCTATCGTAGATTGTATAATCAGACAGCGGCTGCTGGCACACAGGCCAATGTGGCAAAATATTCAGGACTAGGTGCTTGGGAAAAGATTGAAATACCAAGAACATCAATGACCAAAGCCAATGGTGTTTATACCTTAAATCTGCGTGGACCACTACACCCTAATCTGTTTGATCCTTACTATCAACAGACAGGTTTTAGCACAAGAACATTATATCAATCCCATTATGGTCCAGATGGCAATTGGCCTAACACAGGCGGGTCAGTAATCAATTCAGTTTATCCTTATTGGGGAGTAGGTAATACCAATTTCTCAGTGATTACCAATACCTCCTGGGTTGAATTCCTATTAGCCATTAAAGATGTTGGTGTTCTCAGCACACAAGCTCTAAGACTCACTGATTTTAATACTTCACCAGTTAGTCCAACCTATAGATATGAAACAGATGGATTTATTTCAGGCAATGTCAGCAATCAAAATGTGGTCACGCTGGCAGACTACAATAATTTTGTTGCAGGATATAAACGCAATCTAAATGAAGCCATTACCAATGTGCCATTAAACAAGTTGGTATTGCCTGACAGTCCAAATCAATGGAACTTGCTAGGAACCCCTTATAGAGCCGGCACCCTTTCATCTACTTGGATCAATTTAAGCGGCCCTGAATCAGGCGACACAGTTTACTAAGGACAAGATATGGCAACTAAAACAGGCGAAGCCGCACTACAAACCATAGCAACATTGACTTGCCAAGCCAGAGGTGGCAAGACACGGGCCACTGCGTCTTTGACATCAGCATTTAATTTTATACCTGTAACAGGATTTTTTCCTTACACACAAGGCATTATTGATCCACAATCAGGCACAATCAAAGCCCAAGGGTTTGGTCGCTGGGGTAGTCTAAGATCCAGCAAATGGAGCACTTTTAATTCCTATGTAAACACATTCTTGCCCATACGCTGGACCAGCAGTCTAATTGACACTGGTGAAGTAGCCTATTTCAACATTGCTATTTCAAGCGAATTCAAAGGTAGTTTATTCTATAGAATCTATGTGAGCCAAACTGGAGCATTTGCAGGTGAAGAAACAGAATATGTCATTCAAGATGGCGACAGCAATATTGCCGCTTTCTATGGCAGATATATCTATGTAACTGCTGAATGTTCAGGCACAGAACTTATCAAGATGCAGATCACCACAGACAAACAAGTGGTAGAATACACCTATAGAGATTTGGATACAGCCACACTAGGTGGAACCAGTTCACAAAGAACACTAAATTTAGACAATCCCATTTCACTGATTACAGAAATGGTTATAACACCTAGAGCACCTAGTGCCTATGCAGTGGATTTGTATGTGAGCAATTCAGCGACCAGCACCTTATTGATACCCATTGTAATCAACAAGGCCGCAGGCGGAAATTACATAGCCACAGATTACATTGCCACTGATTATTTTGCTTCATCATTTGGTGCAAGTTTTGCCTTATATGGCATAGACAATCAGCCTAGAGATGGCATTGTGGACATTTCAATCAAGGGCTTGCCAAGACAGGTGATGAGTGGCGGTAATCTAGTGGTTATAAAGTAAACTAATAAATATCAAGAGGACAGACAAATGACATTTCCAACAGGAACAGTAATATCAACAGACAATGTGGACAGCCCGGACGACGATCCAAGTCTGGCCCGTGCTGATATCTATAATTTAATTGTGGCAGTAAATCAACTGATTGCATCAGTGAATAGTGCCAATGGTGTCCTTTCATTAGACAGTGGTGGTAAAGTTGCCACTAATTTTATTCCTGGAACTATCACGGTCACTGGCGATCAAACCATAAGCCCAACCAATGGTATTATCAGTCTGCGTAATGTTCTGCGTATGCGACAGATACAGTTTGTGCAATTGGGTTCAATGGCTGGCACTACAAGTCCAAGTGCAGGTGATATTGTCTATCTAACAGATGGTGATGGTGGCAGACCCTGCCTAGCAGTTTACAATGGCACCAATTGGCGCATAGTTAGATTGGGCACACAGGTTGGACCAAGTGCAGCCGCACTATCATCAGCATTTACTGTTACAGCAACGGCGGTGCCTTAAAATGACACTAAAAGATCTAGCCAAAGAAATTGACACTATCAAAAACAATCACTTGGCTCATATGGCTCAAGACATTGACCGTATTGAAAAGAAAGTGGAAAAGATGGATGGCAGAGTTTGGGCCATTCTATTATTATTGGTAGGTGCAGTGGTTTTACCAGCCGTGGTTGAGTTCGTGCAAAAAATTTAAGAGCCATATTCCAAAATCAATGAAAAAAAACCGTGTTTGTGAAGTCAACAACACGGTTTTTTTGTGGGCTCAAAATAGAATTTTCTATTTGTAGGCCATCTAATACCTATACCAGTCCTCACTCACATTTGACGGTGATTTAAGAGCCATATTTTAAATATTGGTATGACCAAAGATGAATTGTTTCAAAAACTCAATGAAGTGGCAGAATTTCGTATGCCTAAACTTTCACCCAGTGAAATCAAAATAAGCAAACAGAAAGCCAGAGGCAAGGGCCGCCCTAGCAATGAAGAACTTTATCAAGATGAACACGAAGAAGTATTCTTAGATTTGTTTCAAGGCATCAATCCCACTCACACTCCAGAATTAGTTCGACTCAATATCAAACCCAAAAACTGTGAAGACTGCCACAAACATCTAACAGTCAGTCGTGAAATGGAAATCAAATACTACAAGGCCACCAACAAGCACATAGCACATCGCCGTGAGCGTTGCCTAGTCTGCAACAAGTATAGGGATCCAAACACAGGAGAATTCACACTACCTCAAGGACCTGCTTGTCAAGTGTTTTTAAATTGGGCTGGTGCTGAATTTAACGCCAGAAACAAACTGGCTAAAAAGGACAGTGATAAATAAATTCAGCAGAGCACTATTCTCCGAAAATAGACTGTCAAGGCTGGCATAAAAATTGGGTGAAAGTTATTGCCATTACCATAACCCAAATTGCTCTGTTAGAAAGCCCCTTTTCTCAGGGGCTTTCGTTTGACTAATTTTTCTCTTTACAAGGGGTTATTTAGAGTGTAGACTAAATATATTAGTCTAACAAGGAGAAACTAATGGCAATCAAACAACCCTACATCGTGCTAGAGCAACGATCTGGGCATAGTCAGAAATACGGCACTGAAATGACCACTATCATTATGGTAGGCGTCAAGGACCGTAGAGAATATGTCACATACATTGACTCACCCAATCGCAATACTGTCAACTGGGCACACATCACAAGAAACCCCACTCACGGATTCGTTCTACGCAATCTCAATACCACTGCAAAGTCTACCAAAAAAGGACAGACCATAATCAATGCCGACAGTCAACCCATAATTGAATGGGAAACTGAAACCCTAGATGAAGTCCTAATTGATGCACAGCGTTATTGGGCAGAAGAGGATCGCAAAAAAGATTCAGACAAATTTGGAGATCTATTCGAATGATTACTAAACTAACCAATCACGACAATCACTCTGTTAGGATCCATAAAACAAAATCTAACAGCAAACACTATGCCGCTCTTAGATGTGTGGATTGCAACAAGCATATCCAATGGCTATCTTCTATTGAATCTAATCAATTAAAATCAATGGGCGTTAAAGTAATAACAACCTGGGCTGATCCTAAGGATCTAGGCATCTAATGGTGTTGATTATTATAACAAAGGATAATATATGATAACAAAGTTTAATAAAGAAGAACAAAGAACAACAAAGTCCAATGGGTTGACTTCGTCAATTGATCTGGCTTCGCCAAGTGAGATATTTGTTTCTGACTTCCTGCCAGTCCAGGAGGCGCAAGCCTCAACTACTTCAATTGAATTAGCGCCAACACCAATCCTCAACAAATCAATGGTAGAACGAGCCATTATCACATTTTTTGATAATGGTGAAACTGCCAAACAGAGATATAAGATTGCTATTAGATTAAATCTTAAAGATGAGGACACAAAAAATAGTCCTGAATTTATTGCACCTTTAACTAAAGATGGGCGTTCATTTCGTAGATACACAGCACCTGGCACAAGAGATGATTTGATTGATTTTCATAATGAAATGCGTCAATGGGTCAAAGATAAAGGTATTGATAATAAACCTTATTTTGGCAAGTTCCATTTGAATCAAAATAATTGGAGTGATGGAATAAGCAAGATACAGGTTGAACCTTATTCATATGCCTGTGTTTGGTATGATGGTGAAGGTTGGAGTGGAGTTGTCAAAGTCTATGACTTTATTTTAGAATTTGATTTATTCAATACCAATGTTACAGATCGTCAATCTAAAATGGGTGTGAAATCTACATACCTTTGGCAAAATCCCAAATATGAAAAAAATCAAAGACCTCTTACCTGGGCACAGAAAAGGGCACTAAAATGAAAATATCAGTGTCAATGTCAGATGATGAATTTGACAAGATTCAAAAACATATCCTCTGCAGAGATTGGGCCAACCCAATGCAAGATGAATTTGTATTCTATGATCCAGATCCAAAGTTTTTAATGATATTGGCTCTGTTTGATATCCCCTATTATAAAGATGAGTAAATACTATTATGGCATACGATAGATCAGCACCGAGACCGCACCTAAGAAGATATCCAGACCCTGTAGACAACAAATTGTTTATGGACTGTATGAGAGCCAGAGCACAGGCTTGGTATATGGGACAAGAATGGACTATTAGTGAAGATGAATACATAGGCCTATGGCGAATCAATGATCGCTATCTAAACAAAGGCCGTGGCAACAATCAATTTTGCCTAGTGCGTCGAGACTATGAAAAAGGTTGGCATCTAGACAATGTTGAAATTTTAACTAGACTAGAACATTATCAAATTTGTTCAAGAGAAAAGATTGGCAAATTTGCCGAAAGAAAACGCAGAAGAAAGGAGAAGGCCAGTGTTTGACAGTAATTTTGATCCATACCAAGCAATGGTAAATTTAGATACCAATTTGGCCAATTTGATACAGGCCCACAACAACCTAGCCCGTCTAGTCGAACAGCAACAAGAAACCATCGACATCTTGTTAAAGGGTATGAATGCTGCCAACACAGCCAATCAAATTCTTATGAAAGATGCACTAAGCACAATGACTGAAAAATTAAAGGATATGAGATAATACTATGGCCAAACCCACAATCGTCACTAGAGCAGGCAAAGGAGCGGCACTGACCTACACTGAACTAGACAACAACTTTTCAAACATCAAAGATGCCACGATCACAATCCAAGGTGGCACAGGTGGTGTAAATGTCACAGCAGATCTCAATGGCACCATTACATTGGTGGCTGGCAGCAATGTGACTATCACTGGCAATAATAGTGCTAAAACAATTACCATTGCCAGTTCAGGTGGCGGAGGTGGCACAATTCAATATGGTGATCAATATCAATTTGCTTTTTATGATTTACCAGGCAGTGATACTAGAATCAATAATAGTCCAGCTCTGTTTACAGATGCCAGTGATGGATTACATCTAGGTGCTGACCTAGATGTAGGAGTTTATAAAATTACCAGCGTGAGCAGTAATGTGCAATTTGACAAGCAGGTGGTTTTCAAAAATTATACCACCACAGAACAAAATGCACTTACAGGTGTTAGTGGTATGGTTATCTTTAACACTACCACTAACAAGTTGAGAGTATATGCCAGCGGTGCTTGGGTTGATCTTCACTAAATTTTAAAGTTTTTTAAGGCTTTTGACGGTTTTCTATAAATAGTTGTAGTCCACTAGGACACCAGACAACCATATGTTGTCTGCTCAAAGACAACATATTTCAAACAGGAGACCAATATGTCCGCAGCCTCAAATTATCTAGAAAACAAACTACTAGACCACACTCTACGCTATTCTACAGCACCATACACTGGTGTTTCAACACTTTATCTTGCTCTGTTCAACAACACATCAGGTAATGCCGCTACCAACTTGGAAGCAGGCACATTGACTGATGAAGTTACTACTTCTTCAAGTGCTTACAGCCGCAAGGCAATTACATTTGGTGCAGCCTCAAGTGGCACATCAGCAAGTTCTGCAACAGTGACATTTGACACAGCCACAGCAAGTTGGGGTAGCATTACTCACATTGCAGTTATGGATGGTGCCACAGCAGGTGCTGGCAATGTATTATTCTACGGTGCAGTTACAACTGCAAAAACCATTGACACTGGCGATACTTTCCAAGTATCAAGCGGCAATTTAACAATCGCTTTAGCCTAATAGGTCTAAGAGGGTGTTAGTGTTCTAGCACCCTCTTTTCAATATAAAAGGATAATACTATGGCCAAGCCAACAATCGTCACAAGAGCAGGCAAAGGCTCAGCACTTACTTTCGTTGAAGGTGATGCAAACTTTACCAATTTACGCGATGCCACAATCACTGTGGCTGCAGATAGTGGCACCAGTCAAACACTGGATCTCAATGACACGCTAACTATTGCAGGCGGCACTAATTTAACTTCAGTGGCATCTGCAACTGACACAATTACAATCAATCTTGACAGTTCTATAAATGGATTGACTTCTGTAGGATCAACTGCATTTTCTGGCACCAATTATGACGCCAGTGGTAGTGGGGGTGGTAAACTACGCAATAATTCAGGCGTAGATCAATTATCTTGGGGTTCAGGCGGCAGCAACCTAAGTCTATTGGTTGCTACCAATATCAATCCTGCCAATGCCAATGTCAGCATAGCACCCACAGGCACAGGTTCATTGACAGTCAATCCTGCTACCGCAGGCACCATAAACAATGTCACCATAGGTGGCACTACCGCAGCCGCAGGCACATTTACTGCATTGACAGCCACTGGAACTACCACATTGGCAACTGCATTGAGTGGTGTCTTAAAGGCAGCAAGTGGTGTAGTATCAGCGGCAACCGCAGGCACAGACTTTGTGGCACCAAGTGGTGCATTGGGCACACCAAGTTCAGGCACATTGACAAATTGCACCGCAGATGGAACCAATGCAGTAGGCTATAGAAACATACCAAGTGCTGGATCAGAAAAGACCAGTTCATACACATTGACTACTTCAGACCGTGCTGAATTTGTGCAAGTGGGTAGTGGTGGATCAATTACTGTTCCTAACTCAACATTTGCCGCAGGTGATGTTGTGGTAGTCTACAACAATCACACAGCCGCTATCACAATCACACTATCAACAACCAATGCCTATATTTCAGGCACCAATACCAATAAGACATCAGTGAGTCTAGCCACACGCGGTGTTTGCAATATTTTATTTGTGAGTTCAACAGTGGCAATCCTAACAGGAAGTATATCCTAATGAGTATCCTATGTTCAATGGTTGGTGCTTCATTTACTGTGGCAGCAGTGGCCCAGGTCTTGAGATCAAAGAAAGGCATTCAGGCCGTTGGCAATGCACAGATATCTACAGCACAAAGTAAATTTGGTGGTGCAAGTGCCCTGTTTGATGGGACCACTGATTATTTGTTAGTATCACCTACAACAGATTTTGCATTTGGCACTAATGCCTTTACTGTAGAACTTTGGTTCCGTAGAGCCAATACCTCAGGCACCAACATTATCTATGATGGTCGTGCTGCCAGTGGTTTTTCAGACAATACGCCTGTTATCTACACAGATGGTTCCACAGTCTATTACTATCAAGGTGCTAATAGAGCATCAACTACCTTTAGTGCCAACACTTGGTATCACGTGGCCATTACCCGTTCAGGTGATGATCATAAATTTTGGGTTGATGGGACACAAATAGGTTCAACCTATACCAACAGTGGTTCAGTAATTGTGGCAAGCACATTGACCATTGGAGCGGATCAGGCTTCAGGTGGTGGTGCATTGAGTATGAACGGTTACATTGATGAAATTCGTGTTTCAAACTCTGCCCGTTATACCGCAACCTTTACCCCATCAACAACGCCATTCACCAACGATGCCAATACAGTTTTATTGATGCATTGCAGTGGAACTAATGCATCAACATTCTTTGAAGATGATAATGGATCAGGTAGATCAGCATTGGGAGTGTCAGCAGTTGGAAATACACAGATCAGCACCACGCAGTCAAAGTTTGGTGGCACCAGTGCCAATCTAGATGGAACTGGAGATGGATTGACAGTTTCACCTCTAAGTAGTTTTGCAGGATCAGGAACATTTACCTATGAAGGTTGGTTTTACTTTACTTCTATATCAGGTGCCAATAGAACACTATTTGATCTGCGTGGTGCCAATGGATCAGCAAGTTCAATGAATGTGTTCTTATGGGATTCTAAACTTCAACTTTATCAAAATACTTTTTATGATTTTGGTGGATCCTGGAGCACCAACACTTGGTATCACATTGCCATTACAAGATCAGGTTCAACTTATAAAGCCTATCAAAATGGCACAGCATTGACCACAGTGACGGCCAGTTCAGGCAGTTTAGAGTGTAATGAATTTAACATTGGTATTGCCAATGATGAAAGCAGTCATCCATTCGTAGGTTATATTGATGAAATTCGTGTTTCAAATAATGTAAGATATAGTTCCAACTTCACAGCACCTACGGCACCATTTGTCAATGACGCCAATACATTATTATTGATACACGCAGATGGAACCAGTGCTTCACAAGTATTCCGTGATGATAATGGTGAAGGTCGTAGTCAACGAGGTATCCAAGCCATAGGCAATGCACAGATATCTACAACACAAAGTAAATTTGGAACTAGTAGTTTATATGCCAATTCAGGAGGATATGCTAGAGCATATAATGTGCAGAATTTTGGCACAGGTAATTTTACCATTGAAGCCTGGGTCCGTCCAACAGCCTCTGCCTCTGGAAATAGACACATTATGAGTGTAAACGGTGCTGCCAGCGGGCTTGCAGGAATTGCATTTTATCACCAAGGCACCAGTTTAAGAATGTATGCTTCTAGTAATGGATCAGGGTGGGATGTATTTTCAGATGTTGCCTGGGGAACAATTAGTGACAATACTTGGTATCATCTAGCAGTGGTTCGTGAAGGCACTAGTTTTTATGGGTTTGTAAACGGCACTAAAACAACCATTGGCACAAGTTCAGCAACCCTAACTTCTAGTGGACATTTTGACATTGGTGCATTTGAACACGGAAGTGTAGAATATTTTACAGGCTACATTGACGAAGTTCGTGTTAGTAACATTGCTCGTTATAATGCTAATTTTACAGCACCAACAGAACCATTTCAAAGTGATGCCAACACAGTATTGTTATTGCATATGGATGGCACAAATGCTTCAACAGTATTCATAGACGACAACGGTATAGCACCTTACACCCCATAAGGTTAAAAAATGGATCAACTCTACTTCGAAGATGGCTACTACGAAGGCAAATATTTTGTATATACTGCCAGTGCCAGTGCAGGATTTGCACCCTACATTGCCGACGGTTATCTAGACCAAGGCTTCTTTGAAGATGGAGGCAGTCGATCTAGTCTAGTCTGTGAAGGCACAAGAGTTAGATTTGTTGCATTTGATGCCGCACTGGCCTCTGCTTTTGCACAGACCACCACTGCTAAAAAAGATGCAAGAACCACTGTAACACTATCAACCATTGCCAATGTGTCTGCACAGGCCTTGAAACTGAGACAGTTATCCAGTTCAGCATCCGCAGTAGTCACACAGACAGTATCATCCGTAATCACAGCCCGTGCTCAAGCCATATGGACTTCAGCATTTTCACCCACAATCACTGCCCGAGCCAGCGTTAGTAATGGCAGCAATTTCAGCAGTAACTTTTCACTCACAGCACTAACAGGTGTTCGTCGTCAGTTTCCACTAAATCAACTTACTGGTCTAGGCACTACCAGCAGCCAGTATGGCACAATAGATTTCAATCAAAGTCTGTTTCCAGCACCAGTTGGCAGTGGACTCAGTGGCGGCACATTATCAGCAAGAGATAATTATTGGACATTCAGTGTTTGGGTCAAGAGAGACACTGTAAACGGTGCATATCAAACCATTGCAGAAGGACTAGTTCAAGAGCAAACAGGTGGCAGCAGTTTAAACAATGGTGGTATTGTTCTCAAGAACAATGACGTTAGGATTAGATTTAACTTTGATGCAGATGAACCAGGAGCCAGTTGGCAAGATGTAGCACCTACAGACACTGAATGGCACCACTATCTATTTAGAAGCATAATCAATCCCGCTAATGAAACCTATCCAGTAGAAAGTTGGAATCTATGGATTGACGGAGTTTATCAAGGTTCAAGAACCAGTTATTTTTCCGGCAGAGATCTACAGTTTGCAGGTAGATATGGCAGTGGCAATGGTAATTTGTATGGCGGACTGAGACTGGGTTTTGGACAAATAGCACAAGACGAAGGTTCTCGTGAAATAATATCGTCACCATTATTAGGCGGTGTTGCACAGGTATGGATGGGCATAACCACTGACAGCCAATTTAGACTGGAAAGATTCTATTCAGGTTTTGTTGATCTAGGCAGTGATGGCACTGCAACTGGATTGCCTACTCCTGTATTCTACAATAAACTCACTGACCCTTACACTGGTGTTACACTGAATCCAGGTGCAACTCCTGTGCCAAGTCCAGCATCTACACCATTGGGACTTCCCAGTGTTCAAGCCAGATTTAGTCTAACAGGTAATAATGTCACTGTTATAGAAAACACAGTGAATATTCAGTCAGTGGCCACTATATCAGCCACAGCCAATAGAATCCTAAGAAATTCAGCCACAATGACCAGCACAGCCACTGTGTCAGCCACTGTGGTAAAAACAGTTCGTGCTGTCAGTGACTTTGTCAGCACCAGCACAATGAGCACTGTGGGCCAGAGACTGAGATTTGGCCTAAGCAGTTTAACCAGTGCTGCCACATTCACAGCCACTGCGTTCAAGGTCAAACCATTTGCCAGCACACTGGCAACAGTTGTAACTACTTCAATAACTGGCCTTAGAATTAGAAGCGTTAGTGAAACACTGACTGGCAGATTTACAGCGTTTGCTCAACCCACAGATAGAACTCGTGATGCAATAGCACTACAAGCAGGTGCCTTTAGCCTAAACATCACTTATACTAGAATAAGACCAGGAGCAGGTGCAATTACAGCCACGGCCACCGCTACCACTAGCAGTCTATCAGTAAAACGAGCAGTAGGCACGCTGAGATCAGCATTTACACTAACTGCAGATGCCAAAAAGGTCATTGTCAACACGGCCAACTTGACTGCAAGTTTTGCAATCACTAGCATAATATTCCGTGCAGTAATTGCCCAGGCTAATCTATCAGCCAATGGCTTTGTGCTCACACAAGGAGACATTCTAAACTTTGATCCTTGTAGAGAAATTCCAGTAGATCCTGAAACACGCCTGGCCCGTCTACTGCCAGAATCAAGACTGTTGATAGTAGAAAGTGAAACAAGACGTCTCAAAGTGCCACAAGAAACTCGTGTATTAAAGGTGGAATTTGAAACTAGAGTAAATATAATCAAATGCTAAGGACAACTATATGAGCACTATAACCGGATACAAATACGACACAGAAGGTGCCTACATTGAAAAAGATCGCCTGGCCAGTTTAACCTATACCATAGATTGGACAGATTGGCTGGCAGCGGGTGAAACCATTTCCGCAGTGTCATATTCAATTACAGCACCTACCTACAACCCCACGCCCTTGACCATATCAACCAGTGGCATAACTGGCGCCAACAAGATCACCTATGTGAAATTGGCCGCTGGCACAGTCAACAAGGTCTATACTGTGACTGCACAGATCACAGTGGACAGTGGTGCAGTTGATCGCCGTAACTTTAGAGTTAGAGTAGAAAACCGTTCACTGTAATTTGGTAGAACACTCAATTGACAGATCCTCTCTGTGATGCTATTATAACAACATAGCAACCACACAGAGAGTTCAAAATGGCAATTCAATTATTTGATGATACTCATCGTTTATTCATCGATCAAGGTCAAATAAATCGTAAAAGATTACGACAGGCAATTGAGCGTGCAGTCAATAGATCAACCAAACGAGACTTTTATATCTATAGTCCTCCAGGATTAGGTAAAACATACACCGTTGAAAAAGTCTTTAAAGAAAATAATATTGTTCCAATTGGTATCAAAGGCAATACCAGTCTATTTGGTTTTGTAGTTGATATGGCTATGATTATGACTAATCGTAATCCAAATGAACATCTTTATATTTTTATTGACGATTGTGATAATTTATTACTTCACGCAGACAGCGTAAACACTCTTAAAATTGCATTGAATGATGGCAAATTAAATTACAATAAAGCACTAACAGCTCAATATAATCAATTAGAAGAGTTTCAGAAAGAATGTATCGATCAATATCGTGTTGCTGGACGCAATGGTGTAACTATTCCCTTGACAAATATGACTATCATTTGGTGTAGTAATTACAAATTAGCGGATCAACAAGATGTTAAAAATACTTCAAGCGATAACAAGCGTCAAAAATATATTGATGAAGAAGCACTACGCCGTCGTTTAAATGCTCGTGATTATGAACTAGAAGGAAAAATGCTTTGGGGATGGATTGCTGATTGTATTTTAAATGAAACTCCTCCTAGTATGCAATCAGCCTCAGTTGAAGAACTAGAACAAATCCTTTATTGGATGGATTCCAATTGGGACAATCTCAAAGAACATAATATTAGTTTTGCTGAAAAACTATTTGAAGAAATGCAATTAGATCCAGACAGTTATACCACTGCTTGGAAATGTGATTACTTGATTGACTAATATGACTCCAGAAGAATTAAATCAATTATTAGAATCTACACGAGATCAAAAGTTTCGCAAACAGACTGAAGGTCGAATTAAAATTGCAAATAATAATCTGTCAAGACCAATTACAGATACAATTAGAAAAAAAATAAGTGCTGGATTAAAAGGTCGAGATGTATATTGGAATGATAAAATTAGAGATTCTCTTAAAGGTAAAGAAAAATCTCAATCTCATAAAGAAAACTTAAAAAAAAGTGCCTTAAACAAACCGCCAGCTTCTTTAGAAACTAGAAAAAAGATAAGTGAAAAAAATACAGGACAAAAGAGGACAGAAGAAACTTGTGAAAAAATTAGACAAATGAGATTAGGTAAATCTTGGACTGAAGAAACAAAATCTAAATTGAGCAAAAAGAAAAGAGAAAATTCTAAAGGTTTTGTAACGCCAGAAGGCATTTTTGAATGTAGAGCAGAGGCTGTAAAACAATATAACCAAAAAAATAACTCTAACGGCGGAGCAGATTATTATGGATATCGAAAAACAAGATATCCAGATCAATATTATTATATTTCTCGTGAAGAATATTTAAGACTAACAAAGAAATAACCCAAAGCCACTCATAAAAAGGTGGCTTTTTTT